TGGCTTAGTTTCCACGCGACTAGATAACTGATTGACAGGAGTCCCTCTTGGGCATCTTTAAGAAAGAGCAAGCACCCAACCAACGTGGTGCACAAAGAGGCAATGCGTCTACAGGTCGCATCTCTGCTTCAGTTCCGAAGATTACTCCTTCTGGCTTACCCTCAAACTCTGTTTTCCTTAACGTCCAACCTAACAGTGCACCCGTAGCGTCTTACGACATTCCTAGACCACTTACTGCTGCCGCTGCACAAATTAAAGTTGGAGACCGAGGGGAAGCGGAGACTTTTAAAGCCCGACGTGCTGCATCTTCAAGCACTTGGCAACACGAGGCTTGGGAATACTACGACGCAATCGGTGAAATCAAATACGCCTTCAACTTAGTTGCCAGCGTTGTTTCTCGTGTACGTCTCTACGCTGCTGTTGTTGCAAATCCATCAGAGGCTCCGTCACCTATCAGAAACTCCGAAAGTGGAGACGAACGTTTGGTTGAAGTTGCCGAACGTGCGTTGGCTCGCCTTGACTCTGCTTACGGTGGTCAGGCTGGACTTCTCCGCGACGCTGCACTTAACTTGCAGGTTACTGGTGAGTGCTACCTAACTCAGATTCCTGCTCGTGTTGGCTCTGGTATTCCAGAGTCTTGGGATATCCGCTCGACTGACGAACTAAACACAGACGGCAAGGGTAACTACGTTATTTCTCCACGTCGTGAACTTCGTTCTGGTGGAAACTCGGCTTCTAAAAACGGTGCAATCATTCTTCCAAAGGGTTCGTTCATCGGACGCGTGTGGAAGGCTCACCCACGTTACTCAGAAGAGGCTGATTCGTCTCTACGCGGTGTTTTAGACCTCTGCTCGGAACTACTCCTACTTAACCGCACATTCCGTGCTACGGCTCGCTCAAGGCTTAACGCAGGTGCTTTGTATCTACCTGACGGTTTGAGCGTTGCTGCTAACCCAGACCCGAACTATCCTTACGATGATGCAGATGGCGTTTACACAGAGCCAACTACAGAAGAGGCTCAAGACGAGTTTGAAGACCAACTGATTGACGCTATGACCACTCCTATTAAGGATGAGGATTCAGCGAGTGCTGTTGTTCCTCTAATCATTAGAGGCCCTGCCGAACTGGGTGACAAAATCAAGCAGTTCAAGTTTGAGCGTTCATTCGACCCTGCTCTAGCAGAGCGTTCAGACCGCGTGCTTGAGAGAATCATGCAAGGTATCGACGTTCCTAAAGACATCGTTACTGGTCTAGCAAACGTTAAGTACTCAAACGCAGTTCAGATTGACGAGTCACTTTACAAGGCTCACATTGAGCCACTTATGTTGCTTATCGCCGACGCTCTAACTGTTGTCTACCTACGTCCGTACCTACTTGCTAACGGTTTCCAACCTAGCGAAGTTGACCGCATTGTTGTTTGGTTCGACCCAACCGCTGTTGCAACTCGCAATGACCGTGCACAGGATGCAGACTCAGGTTTCGAGAAGATGGCGATTAGCCTTGAGACTTGGCGTAAGACTCACGGATTCTCTGAGTCAGAGGCTCCTTCTCCAACCGAGTTGGCTCTACGTCTGCTTGTTGAGAAGGGTGTAATCACGCCTGAACTTACTGAGGCAATGCTTAACGCTGTTGCTCCAGAAGTTATGGCTAAGGTTCGCCAGTTGGCTCAAGAAAACTCCGCTGCACCGATTCCTGAAGGTGTAGACCAAATGCTTCAGGGTGGACAACCACCTGCTGAGGGCGAAGTGCCACCAGTTGAAGAACCTGCTGCACCAGCACCAGAGGAACCTGCTCCTGCTGAACAGCCTACCCCCGCCCAACCTGCTGAACAGGGTGCACCTGCGTTAGCCGAACCTCAAATCAATATCTAGGAGATAAATTGAACGACTACTACCAAAAATCTGAGGGTGGACATAGCAAGGACGCCTTAGGTGAAAAACTATCTTGCATCCTTTCCGACTATGTCATCTTTAAGTTTCTTGCTCAGGGATACCACTGGAATGTTCGCGGTGCCGAGTTCACTCAGTTCCACGACTTCTTCGGAAAGATTTACGAAGACGCCGAAAGTGCTATCGACCCAACCGCAGAGAAACTACGCCAGTTAGGTTACGACGCTCCATTCTTGCTAGAAGACTTCCTAAGCCTTACTTGCATTGAAGTACGTCCAGTTGGTTACGACCCTATTGCTATGTCTGCTTCGTTGTACGACGCTAATGGCAAGATTCTTAACTACCTTATGGAAGCATTCGACATCGCTGACCACTGCCGTGAGCAGGGCGTTGCAGACTTCCTTGCAGGACGTATCGACCAGCACCAGAAGTGGAAGTGGCAGATTGGCACAACCATTGGTGCTGACTCCACCGTTGTATCAACTAACTTAATTTAAGGAAAAAAGTTGTCGAACCTAGATAACGAACAGAACCCAGTCAACTGGCTATTGGGTCAACCTGTTCACGCCACCGAGATTGGTGGTGAAAGATACATTCCAGAGCAAACTCTCTCAGAGAAGATTGACCTTATTCTGGCATCCGCAAACAAGGATGTCCCAGAAGTTCGCAAAGTCTCTAAGAGAACTGCAATGGACGTAGTTGAGCGTTCACTCTATAACACTCTTGGAGTCTCTGACCTCCACCAGCGTGTGTTTGCTGCCACAAGAGAACTAGAAGATTACCTCAACATGGCAATCAACGGGCACCAGCCTGTAGTTGCTGGCGGTCACACTGACCTACTACCAATCGGACACCCTCTTTCCACAAATCCTGCTGAGGTATCACTCAGAACCAAGGCTTTGTCGGAGAGCGAATGGGTATCTGCTGACCCAAGAATAAGCGAAGAGTTTAGACCACTCGTTGCGTCAATCTACCTAACCTCGCCGGGTAGCGTTGAACACAACTTTTTGGTCGCTCGCTTAGAGTCAGCCGACGCCAAGGATGTTCCTAAAGATGTGGTGCTAGCAGTAACTGCTGCTGGTAACCCATTCGGTGGGGGGAACTCTTTTTTAGAACGCTCGGCGAGGGCTAAACTCCAACGACGTGACCGTTTAGGTCGCTTTGCCTTTATGGGCGGAGGTGCTAGAGCCTTCATCCGAGATTTAAAGGGATTCATCCATTCCGTAATGGGTAGATTCGTAGGCACTGGCACCGATAGCGACACGTTCGACGTCGAATTCATTGATGACCCATTGATGGGCACTGGCATTTACAGAATGTCCACAAAGTCGGTTGCTGGCGTTAAGGCTTACATTCGTAACATAGGCAATCTGTTACAGATGAGCAAGCCAAAGTCTGCTGACTACGCACGTGGCTATGCTATCGACGCCAATAAGTTACAAAAGATTGACGCACCTAACGGCTGGGCAGTAGACACTAGACCAATCACTAAAGGTGCTGCACACAAAAAGCAATTCCTATCTAACGACGGCTATGCACTACGCCAGTACGACTCCACCGCTAGCATTCCGTCCTTTGATGAAAGAGTTGAAGAAGGCGTTGAGGTAAAAGGTTTAGGTAAGGGTGGTGCAATCGACCCTAAGTACCCTGTCTACGAACTATTCACTAACCCATCTGGCGGCTATGACAAAGAGAAGTGGGACTCAGACGCTAACAGATTTATTGGTTACTACCAAAGTTGGGGCGACATTCAGGCTGCTGCTCAGAAGGCAGATAAGAAGGCTTACAAGGCTGTCGACTCTAAGCAAGAACGCAAGATGTGGGGAGATGCACCAGATGGTGACTTCCCTAAGACTTTCGAGCAGGTAGACCCTGCCACAGACGGAACTCCGTTCTCGACATACAGAAGCAAGAACAACGCTACTGGTGACGGTGGATATACAGTAAAGAGATTCCAACCAGAGAAGCATGACGCTGTAAAAGAAGACATGGAACGCAACATTAGTGCTGGTGCAGAGTTCCAAGGATTTACAAGTGGCTCTAAAGACATTGACCTAGACGAGCCAATTTTTGAGGTAACGCGTCAGCCAGCACCTTGGGAGAAGAACGTTAAGCCAGAGATTATTGGCTACGCTCAGGACTGGGAAGACGTTCAGTCTATGGCTGAGGCTAGCGAAATGTCTATGCCTCGTATGGGCGAGAATCCA